CGTTGAAGCTTCAAAAGGTTCTGCTAAAGAATCTATAAATTCTATTAAGTATCAGGCTCCAAAGGCGTTCTCAGCACAAAACCGTGCTGTCACTAAAGAAGATTACATCACACTATTACAACAAAAAAAATTAGGCATCTCATTTGATGCAGTCAATGTTTGGGGCGGAGAACAAAATATACCTCCAGTATACGGTCAAGTCTTTATTGCCTTGAAGCCAACGGGTGGTTATTCTTTAACTGATACACAGAAACAAAGATTGATACAAAATGTCATCAAGCCTATATCGGTAATGACAGTTCAGCCAACACTTGTTGATCCAGATTATACATTCATTCAGCCTACTATAACTGTATTGTATGATCCAAAGAAAACAACATTGACTTCAAATGATATCGCAAATTTGGTAAAAACTACAGTTACTAATTTCTCCGATACAAATTTGAATACTTTCAATTCAACATTTTCTTCTTCGGAACTAATTAATTTAATTCAAACAGCCAACAAATCAATCATTGCTTGTGAATTGAATCTACAATTACAAAAGAAATTCTATCCTAATCTTGTTGATGCATCGACTTATAAACTATATTACAATGTACCAATTCAAAAAGGTTCTTTTTTGAGTGGTATCAGTAGTTCTCCTGCCGTACAATATCCAAATGCCAATCAGATTACCGATGGTGTTTACATAGAAGAAGTTCCAGTAACAACATACGGTGTGGATACGATAGGCATTGTAAATCCGGGTTATGGATATAGTACAGCACCAACAGTTACCATTTATGGTGATGGTACTGGTGCAACAGCAGAAGCAACACTCAATAGTTTGGGTTCAATCATAAGTGTTACAGTAACAAATTCAGGAAATAATTATACAACATCTTATGCAACTGTAACAAACGGAGCAAACGATACACAAGGTAAGTTAGCATCTCTTGTGGTTAATCTAAAAGGTCGTTACGGCACACTAAGGCTATACTATATTGATGGTGTAAATGGTAAAGTAATATTGGATTCAAACATTGGAACTATTGATTATGCCAATGGTATTATCAATTTGAATAACTTCAATCCATATCAAGTAGACAATGATTTAGGACAATATACTATAACGGCCACACCATCAACATCTATCGTGTCATCAACATACAATAGAATTTTATCAATTGACGCTTTCGATCCAAATGCCATTATCGTAAATGTAAAAACTAAAACGTCATGATAACTAACGGCCAAAAAACTTCTCTATTAGTACCATCACAACTTCCCGCTTTCATACGGGAAAATCCAGATTATGATAAGTTTGTATCTTTTTTACAGGCTTATTATGAATGGATGGAAACCAATGGCCAAGTTTTAGATATCTCAAACAATTTATTAAATTATAAAGATATTGATAATACGACTAATCAATTTATTGATTATTTTATCAATGATTTCTTACAGTATTTTCCACAAGACGCTTTAATCGACAAAGATAAAGCCGTCAAGATAGCTAAGCAATTATATAAATCTAAAGGCACACCAGCTTCTTATCAGTTTTTGTTCAGAGTACTGTACAATTCCGATTTCGATTTGTTTTATACCAAAGATTCCGTCTTCAGAGCTTCTTCAGGTCTTTGGTATGTCACTAAGAGTTTAAAGTTACTGACATTGAATAAGAATTTCTTAAGCATCAATAACTACAGGGTTTTTGGTGAGACAACAAAATCAATTGCCGTTGTAGAGAACTCAGCTGTTGCTGGTAATAAAACAGAAGTGTTTATTTCCAATATCGAAAGGTTGTTTCAATCTGGAGAGTATATACGAGTTGTAAACAATAAAAATCAAGATGTATACTTCAAAAACAACAAAGAAGTTCCAAAAGGTACATCAGGATCCACAATACTAAGAGCCAAATTAGTTGGACAAATTAGTTCTATCAAAGTTGATGCAAAAAATCGTGGACTATTTTATCAATCAGGTGATCCAGTTATAGTATATGGTGGATTAGAAACCTCTAATGGCCATGGTGCTATTGCTGAAGTTGGAACTACATCTGCAGGTTCTATTTTAAATATTGGTGTAATTGCAGGTGGTTATGGTTATTCTGCAAATGTTAATGGAAATGTATATTCTTCCATCAATATAACAAATGCTCTAGGTGCTGCAGCTCAAGTTGGTTCATTAAATCCGGATCCCCAAACATCAGCCAATGTGACATTTGTTCCCACAGATTCGATTGCTCTTAAACAATTTACACCGTTAAGTAATATCAATTTCTTTTTTGCAAATGTGGTCATATCAAATGTAAACACCAAACTGTCTGATGCATTTACATTTGCAAAATATCCAGTTTTTCCAATTTCTTCCGTATTATTAACAAATGGTGGTGGTGGAATTAAAAAACTACCAGTTATAACTGCCTCATCATTGTACAAAGATGATGTTGGTAATTCTGATGACTTGGCCAACATTGGAATTTTAGCACCAATACAAATTAATTCTGGTGGCCAAGGTTATGAACTCAATGATACAATTATTTTTGCCGGTGGTTCTGGTTATGGAGCTCAGGCCGAAGTAAGTAATGTTGATTCTAATGGAACAATAACTTCGGTTACATATACAGCAACCAATCAATTTCCATTGGGTGGTATGGGATATAGGACACTATCATTACCTACTGTATCCGTTGATTCTGCTAATGTAGATGCATATGGTGCGAGTTTATATGTTCCAAACATTCTAGGTGCAGGTGCAACTTTTTCTTTCAATACAGATAAAACTGGTGCTGTTAGTACAATTTCAATATTGGATAATGGTGAAGACTATGTATCTAAACCAAATGTATCTTTGAAAATACAAGATATTATTGTTTCTAATGTAAGTATTAGTCAATATCCAAGATTAGGTGATATTATTTTCCAAGGTGTTGATGTCAATTCATCAACTTATAGAGCCACGGTGAATAACGCTGTATTGTTATTGCCGAATGGTGATCCAGCACAAAGTCTTTATAATTTAAGGGTGTTTGAATACAATACTAACCCAGATCCAACAAAACCATTAAAGATAAACAATAAAAATGTTCATTTCGTTATGGCTAATATTGCTTATAATGAAAATTATAATACTAATGGTATTAGAACTTATGGTGATGGCCGTGCAATTGCTAATGCAGCTTTCTTAAATGGTCTTGTTATAAGCGAAGGTCAGTATTTAAATAAACAAGGACAACCTAGTTCTTTTAGTGTACTCCAAAGTTCTGTGTATAATAATTATACATATCAAATCACCGTTGAAAAAGAAATATCAAAGTACAAGGATATATTATTGAATTTATTGCATCCATCTGGTATGCAACTGTTGGGTAGATATGTATTAAAATCAAATGGAAGTTTTACATCAACAGGAAATACTTATTACAATACAGGCCACCACTTATCATACTATACAAATGATACCAATTCACACCTAATAATGGAAGCTGGTGGTGGAACTGGTTATTATAATGTTGTTGAATTTTATAATATGGATAGTGTTACCATATTAGATACAATATTACCAGGAACAACCATAACTTTTACATCTGAAGATGATGTTATGATTACATCAGAGATAGCAAGTTCGAATTCATTATCAAATACTGTAACACTTAAAGACAGCACTTGGTTAACTAGCTCCTTGACAGCTTATGCAACAAATATAACACTTTATGGCAATACTATTTTTGGATCAATATAGATAAATAGACATCATGGCAACAAAAAACATACTCACTTATAACTCCAAAGTCTCATCGGTTGAACAGGTGTATTTTTCACCTGTTGTTTCTACACCACCAGAATTTGCAACACCACTATCTTCTTTATATTGTTTCTTATCTAAAGTGGATCCTTGGGTAGATGATAATAATCCACCACAACCTCAACAAGACCAAAGATACATCAAACAAGTTTTTAAGAACATGTTTGTGGCAAAAAATATTACATCTGGAAACTTATCACCTGTTGTTCCTAGAATTGATTGGACAACTGGTGTAACATATGATTACTATCAAGATGATGTAGATATGTTTGAAGTTGATGGTAATGGCCATAGATTATATAATTTTTACATCAGAAATCAATATGACCAAGTTTTTAAATGCCTTTGGAATAATAATGACCAAGCATCAACTGTAGAACCATACTTTGAACCGGGTTCTTATGGCACTAATAACATTTATAAAGCTGCAGATGGTTATAAATGGAAATATATGTATACCATAGATACTGGAACAAAAATCACTTTTATGAATGCTGATTGGATGCCTGTACCGATTGGTGGCAATACGCCTAGTCCTAAATTAACTGCGGCTGGTGTAGGTAATATTGATGTTATTAATGTAATGAATGGAGGGAGTGGATACGATTTGGCTAATGCTACTATTACAGTCAGTATTACAGGTGATGGTTCTGGTGCTACGGCAACAATTGGAGAAGGTAATGTAACAGATGGTGTTATTACCGATATTACCGTTTTAAATACAGGTACGAACTATACTTATGCCAATGTTTCTATCACTTCAAGTTTAGGTTCAGGTGCTGTAGCAATAGCTCCAGCTTCACCTGTTGGTGGCCATGGTGTTGATCCGGTTTCTGAATTGGGAGTATCAAACATTATGTTTTCTGTCGAATTTAAGGGTGATGAAGATGGAATTATTCCAACCGATATTATCTACCATCAATTAGGCATTGTTATAAATCCAACTACTGAACAAAACGCACCAGCACCAGCCAACGGTGCAATTTACAAAACTACTACAGATTTAATTGTAGCTCCAGGTTTTGGTGTATATGTCAATGATGAAATAGTTTATCAAGGCGATATCAACAATCCCGATTTTATTGGAACTATATTAAGTTTTGATCCAGCAACAAATATAATTAGACTAATAAATACTACAGGAACAATTGTTAATAATTCATCCATATATGGAAGAAGTTCACTAACAACAAGAACATTATTAACACATAGTTTTCCAAACTTTGTGATTCATTCCGGATATCTGTCCTATATAGAGAACAGAAATGGTATTCAAAGAAGTCCTGACGGTATAGAACAGTTTAAATTTGTATTAGGTTATTAAGGTAAAAAAATGGCACAGAATTTTAATCAAGATCCTTGGTATGATGACTTCGATCCAGCAAAGAATTTTCACCGTATTCTTTTTAAACCTGGCTTTGCCGTTCAAGCCAGAGAGTTAACACAATCACAAACTATTTTACAAGACCAGATTTCCAAATTTGGTAATGGAATCTATGAAGATGGTTCTAAAGTTTCTGGTGGTAATATATTCATTGACACAAAAGTTGTAACAGTTAAGTTAACTGCAGCTTCACAAACACAAATCAGTTCATATACTGGTTTATTTGTTGTTGGTGATACATCAAAGTTCATTGCAGAAGTTATAAGTGTTGATGCAAATAATTATTATATCAATACAAAACCTGTTAATATTGCAAACAGCAAACAGTTTTCATCTGGTGAAACTTTAAATTTCTTTCAAACTAAAGTATTAGCTTTAGCTTCACTTAATTCTACGGTAACTCCAAGCTTCACAGACGTTGTTTCAACAACTAATACAGTCACCAGATTAGGTAATGGAACTTATTTAAATAAAATTTTAAATGTATCTACGGCTGGTCTTTCTGTGGGTGACACAGTTAAGATTAGTTCTATTAAATATAATGGTAGAATTGTATCTCTTATAGATGGAAATAACCTACAACTCGATAAAAGTTTACCAGCTGATGTGGTCAATCTTACGGTTACCATCACAAACGAAGTATCAATAAGATGTTTAGAAGTTGGTATTGATGAGGGTGTTTGGTTTACCAATGGTTATTTTGTTAGAAATAAATTAGATACTATTATACCCGATCAACTCAGTTCGAATCCATCTGTTGTAGTAGGTTTTGAAGTTGAAGAATTTATTATTGATGCAGTTACTGATTCTTCACTATTAGATCCAGCCATTGGTGCATCCAATTATCAAGCACCAGGTGCTAACAGATATAATATCACATTGGCTTTAACTTCCAAACCATATGTAAGTGACCAAACAGTTGCCAATTTGACAACAAACAAGTTTATTGAATTGGTGAGAATTAATGCTGGTATTGTTGAAGACATCAAAAATGTTCCAACTTTTACTTCAATATCAAAAGCAATTGCACAAGCTGTATCAGATCAATCTGGTGACTTTGTGGTTAATCCTTATAGTTTGTTGATTGCAGATTCATATACGGCATCAAACACATTTACTTCTTCGATAAGTGCAGGTAAAGTTTATCTTAATGGTGAACCTGTTGAACACATTTCACAAACACCTTTCTTGTTGAATAAAGCTCGTGATACTGAATCTTTGACCAATCAAGATATTGTTACCTATTATGGTAACTATACATTAGTTAAAGATTTAAAAGGTTCTATTATCAATTTTCAAACTGGTTCATCAGTTGAATTGCATAATGTAGTTGCTTCTTCAGCCACTTCTTCCACAAAGATTGGTACTGCTCATGTTCGTAATTTTGATTACGACTCTGGAACGAGTAACAACACACATTATAAACTTTTCTTATTTGATATACAAACTACTGATGTATTTGCCAATGTTGCATCGATAGTAACACCAAACGGAACTGATTATGTTAATCGATTATTTTCAGCAAACACGATTGCACCAGTTGCAACTGTAGATTCTGGATATGATTTCTTATTATTTCCATTTCCACAAAACAATATAGCAAATGTTTCTTCGTCTAATTATGTGACACACAGACATTTCCCAGTACCAAACTTTATTAATGGTGTAACAACTATCTTTAGTAGTGGTCTAAATGAATTGTTTGTTGGCGGTTCTGGTTCAATCAGTTCACCAGAAAGGTTGTTCAACTATTCAGTTGTTACAACATCAAGTAGTGGTGATTATGCAGCTGGTCAATTTATTCCAATGAATCAAGCCAATGTAAGTATCACAATTAATAACTCTGGTACACCACAAGCTACAATTAATATTGGTGGAAGTTTTGATGGTTCTGGAACAATTTATGCCACACTCTCTGTTACTAATGATAATATTAAAGGTAAAAATTTAAACCTGAATGAAGATGTATTGACTTCGGCAAACACACTTTCTACACAAATTGATTTAGGTAAATCAGACATATACAATTTTAAAGGTGTATTTGAATTAGGCAACACAACTCCATATTTGGGTTCTTGGTCTTCTACCACAGTATATTCAAGCAATCAAGCTGTTTTATACGATGATGCTAATGTTTATATTTCAATAGCTGGATCTAATTCTAATTATAAACCAAATACAAGTATATCATATTGGTCTCCAGTTACAAACAACTTGGTAAACTATTCAACTGATGATGGCCAAACAGATATCTATTATGACCATGGTACTATTACAAATATATCTAATCATCCAAAAGGTAATGTGGTTGTAGTATTTGATTACTTCACACACTCTGGTGGTACAGGATTTTTTGATGTTAATTCATATACCATTAATTATGGTTCTATACCATCGTATACATCTAAACTACATGGTAAAAAATATGAACTTAGAGAT